CTGGTTAGCCTTGTATCCATCAACGACAAGGAGCGATCCTTTCGTGCGAGCGATGAAAAAGCTCGGCAAAATCCCTGATGAATACTGGCTAATCAAACGGATGGGCGGTTATCCGAACGGCTGGGATGAACCGATCAAGAACGTGTTGGTGTTATCTGAATTTGAGAAGGCGGAATAAGGAGGTGAGCGGCAATCGCAAACAATCCTGAGATAGAAATCAAGATAAAGGCAACGAACGAAGCGGCGAAGCCCTTAGCTGACCTTGAGAGAGCGGTAAAGGACACAAGCGATAAAGCTAAAGAGGCGGCAAAGAATACAAAAGAACTCGCGGCGCAACAAAAAGCGGCGGAAAAAGCGGCCCAAGAACATAAAAAAGAACTGAACGAGATGGGCACGGCGCTCCAAACCGTAGGCGCGGCGATGGCGGGAATCGGCGGCGCGATAACGGCCGGGCTCGCCTCCGCCGCCAATTCATTCGCGGACTTTGACGCGAAACTCAAAGACATTCAAACGAGTACCGGCGCAACAAGCGAAGAAGTCGAGATGATGTCAAAGAAAATCACGCAACTCGGCGACGGCGCTACGTCGATCGAACAGATCACGCAGGGATTCAGCGCCTTGGCGGCAAATGGCGCATCACTCCAAGAGATGAACGTGATCATGGAGAGCGCCACACAATTGATGAGCGGGTTCGGCGCATCTGCTGAGACGGCATCTGGCATCTTGCAAACAGCTGTCCGAGCGTACGGTGTTAGCCTTGAACAGTTAGAAACAACAACCGATCAACTCGCGGAAGCATCCAAAAGCATCGACATGAGCGTACTCGCGGATCAACTCCAGAAGGTTGGACCGGCAGCCAGCGCGGCGGGCGTATCCCTCGGCGAAACGGTTGCCGGGTTGCTCTCGCTCAAAGAGAAAGGCGCGAATACGGAACAGGCCGTTCAGGGTTTGCGGAAACTATTCACCGAATTAAGCGCGCCTTCCGAGGCGTTGAAGACAACGCTTGAAGGGCTTGGCGTCTCGCTTGAAGACCTATCGAATCCAGCATTGACTCTAACAGACAAGATAAAGCTGCTCAGGGATTCCGGTCTCGATGCGGAGAAAGCGTTAAAAGCGTTCGGAACCGAAGCGGGCGCGTCGGTGGCTTTGTTGCTTGAAGACGGTGGCGACGCGATAGACGGCTATATTGAGAAGCTTGAGAACTCTGGCGGCGCGGCCAAAGACGCGGCGAACCGGATGGAAGGATCGCTCAAAGGCGCAATAACCAGTCTCAAGAACTCGTTTACCTCGCTCAAGAACTCGATCGGCGCGTCTGTTGCGCCTTTATTCACCGGCATCGCCAACGCAGTGAAGGGACTTGTGCAGTGGTTCGATAAGCTGCCGGCCCCGATCAAAGGCGTCGTGACGCAATTTGGCGCGATAGCCGGAATGGGCGCGACGCTTGTGGGCGCGTTATCCGCGATCGCCGGGACGATCATCAAATCAATTGATAACTTCAAGAAGTTCGGCGACATAATGAAGAACCTCTTCACGACAGACCTGCCAAGGCTTGCAACGGGGATAAAGGAAGTCGGAACCAAGATACTTGAACTCGGGTCAGTCGCGGGGAAAAACATATTCAGCGCGCTAAAGGCCGGCGCGGCTGCGGTAACGACGGAGATCAAGAAAACGGCGCAGGAGTTCTCCGGATTCCAAGGCGCGCTCAAAGCCGGGATAGCAGTCGGCGCGTTTGCGGCGATGGCTGCCGCTCTCGGCCCGGTTATCGAGGCGGTCAAGAAAGCGCGTGAAGAAGTCGAAGCGCTCAAAGAAAGCATTGCGGATATCAGCGGAGTTAACATCGAGATGTCTGATCTCGAGAAGTTCACGGCGAACATCGCGTCGCTCGGCGGGCTTATTCCGGGCGTCAAAGAATCGCTCGAGACAATGTTCATCGCAAACAAAGTAACTGATTATAACAACGCCATATCTACCAATCTTGATCTGATGGAGCAACTCGCGCGCGCGTGGTCGGATTATAAGAACGGGAAGCTAACAGTCGAGGAGTTCACCGCCGTACACGCTGACCTAAACAAGAAGATCGAAGAGGTCGTAAAAAGCGCGGGTGGAATCAAGCCGGCATTCGGATCCGCTGCTGATGGCGTTACGGAATTACGCGACAGCATCGACAAGCAAATGAGCGACGCGGCAAACATTGCGGAAGGCAAGGCAAAAGACGCGGCCAGTTCTATTGAGAACGCGTTCAAAAACATCGATGTTCGCCCTGACTTACTTCCTGAGAGCGTTGTCAACTCATTCAAAAGTCGGCTTGGCGAACTCAACTTCAAGACGATCGAAGAATCGGCGAGAAACGCATCAGAAAAGATCAACACGTTCTTTGACGTGCTTGGGAAAGAGGTCGCGGCCAAACTCGGCGTAATAGACGGCTACGAGTTCTCGACGATACCAGGGAAAGCAGCGCAAGCGGCCAAAGACGTACTCAGCGCGTTCGTGGATGTGGGCGTGGACGCCAAATCGGCGCTCGATATCATCAACACAATCGACTTCAAAGGGTTGGCCGTATCGGTGGATGACGCGAAGAAGCGAATCACGGACTCGCTGCTGGCAGTCGGATACTCGGCTACGGAAGCGGAGAAGTTCGTCAACGCGATCGATTTTGACACACTTAAAAAGAACGCAGCGGGCGCAAAAGACGACATTGCGGACGCCTTCACGAGCGCGAAGAACAAAGCCCTGCAAGAACTCGAAGAGATCGATAACAAGAAGTTCGATATGCTACGATCCAATCTCTCTAAAGCCATCACCGGCGCGGTTGAAGAGGCAAACATCAACATCAAAGACATGAGCGATAAATTGGACAAACTAAACGGCAAGAAGATCGCCGTGACATTCGACTTCGCGGAAGCGGGCGCGTGAGTATGAGTCTTGAAAACATACAAAGAAAGATGGAAGGCATAGCCGCGGCGATCGATGAAATAAACAAAAAAAAGATCATTGTTCCGTTTGAGAGCGAAGCGGCCGCGAAAATCGACGAGATACAAACCAAGCTGAACGCGCTGTTAGAAACGGAAGCGCTTATAAAAGTAAACGCGGACGAGGTAACGATCGCAAAGGCCAAAGCCGAAGAACTGCTGAGCAAACTATTAAAGATACAAAACATCGGCGTGATTAAAGTACGCATAGAGACGGAGGGGTTATAAGATGGCTGACGGACAAGGCGCGCTGCAAAAGATAGATGCACTTCTAAAAAAGATACAATACATAAGCGGTCAAGAAGTCTCAATAAAGGGCGACACCACCAGCCTTGATAACCTTAAAACAGCACTGACAAGCGTTTCTGAATCCTTTGCCAATGATTTTTCAGAAGCGAGCGTTAAAGTAAAAGAACACATAGAGAACATTCAGAATTTCGACGCTGAAGGCGTTCTATCAGTGCTTGAGACATTAAGTAAAGAGCTTGTAGGTAAGTTTGTCAAGGCGAGCAACGAATCAAAGGAACAGCTTGAAGATATCGGAACCGTAGATATGGATGGCGTCAAGAGTTCTGTTCAGTCTGTAACAGATAACATATCGATCGGGTTTGCACACGCAGCCGCGAGCGCTAATAATGCCATCGGTTCGATAAAAACAATGATGGGCGAGCTCGGACAAGTGTCTTTAGCGGAAGTGCAAGACAAAATATCTAAGGCTTTCAAAGAAGCCGCCGACAATGCCATCGCAGATTTGAATCGAATCAATCAAAAACTTAACGAGTTAGACGGGCGCGTTGTGACCGTTACCGTGAAGATCGTCGAGAAGAAGGGATAGAGATGGGTTATCAGGCGCTTAACGAACTGCAAACGGTTATTGATGCGCTCCGAGACAGAGTGATAAAAATAAGTCTCGAATTTGAAGGGATAGAAAACGCAGAATCTTCTCTTGAGGTGTTGGACCGCCTTCTCGCGGTGATAGAAAACATCGCGCTTGGAATAACGGCTCTTCAAACAGTTATAGATGACTTCCCGGACGTAAGCGGAATATTTGACGGCGTAGATTATGAAACTGCTAACACGCAGTTTGTCAACGTTACTACTTCAATCATCGCCCTCCACTCTAATTTGAACGTTCTTAACACAAACCTGGAAACCTTTGACACTGTATTCAAAGAATTCCAAAAAGGAATGCGAGAATTTGATTCCGCGGGTCTTTCTAAAACCGTTCAAGCGTTGACGGAGAGCTTCGCGCAAACACAAGGCTCTCTGATTCCCCTGCTGGCTATATTTAGCAACTTAGCGGCAGCAATAGATCAAATTATAACAACCATGAAAAATTCAGAGAAGCCGCTTTCAACGTTCGCGACCGGTCTTTCCAATACACAAAAAGCCGTAGAAGATTATTCTGGTGTTATAGCATCACTTAAAACTGACCTTCAAAATATTATGGGTACGCTATCGGAATCAACAACTAAAGCGACGGAGTTTGCGACAGCAATATCGGAATCGCCCCAATATCTTGAATCCTTCAAAGAATCCGCTAACGGCTTAATTGGAATCAAAGAAGATTTCGTTGAGACTCTTTCCGAAGTAAAAGATAAGTTAGTGGCAGCAAATCCACATCTGTTACTTGCCTCTGTAAACTTTAATAATATGCTACTTCCTTTGAATGCAATCGTAAGCAACAAAATGATATCCGGGGTTGCTTCTCAGATCGGGACGCTTTCGGAAA